TCTGGCAGTAACGTTTAATGATTTTAACTTGCCTAGGCTTGAAAAGTGACAGTGACTTGGGACCAAGAATTCTGGCAATATCCATAAAGGACTCGTCAGAAATCTCCCTCCACTTGTACTGTGAAATAACAGTAGAAGCAGTGATCACTTTACCCCCAAATTCACAGAGTGAATTGGAGTGAAGTGATTTTGGGAGTGACACAGGACATCCTAGAAGGTTTAGAACCTGATAGTAGTCTTGGGCCAATTGGTCATCAAGGATCACAACATCGTCACCGAGTACAAAGAATTGGTTATCCCAATCTTTGTTAAGAAGACCCAGAAGGAGAGTACCGTGTGTCAGTGCAAAAGCACCGAAACTAGGGTATAAACCTAAAGGTTGTCCTCTTCTCCATGATATCTCCCCATAATGGGGCATATACCATGAGGCTCTACTCAGGTCACAGAACATATCTACCTCGATATCAGGAAAAATCTTCCGAAGAAGATGTTCCTGTAGAGCGAGCGGAAAATAGTCTGTTGCACCAGAGAGATCGATGGAGTGAATCGTCTTGCCGTGGGTTAGCGCATCCTGCAAAGCAGGAATTGCTTTGGTTTGGTCAAATGTACAATCAAATGGTAAGGTCCTTAGGTAACCATAAATAGCGTTACCCAAAGGTTCCAAGACCCTTTGAAATACACGTCCAGGGTTAGCTACAGCACGAAGCTTATAACCTGCCTCTTGGATAAGACCAATCCGCCCGACGAGGAATGATTTGTGCTTTACAATAGGACCAAATACTCGTGAATTCTCTACACGGTTGTAGGGATCACGTAAAACATCCCACAAACCTCCCATTGCAGGTAGGTAGTGTGAATGTTTGTATTTGATGTAATGTTGAAAACCCTCCTGTGTTTCAAAGAGGAATTTCAGCGAGTCAACTATACCTTCAGACTCAGGAACAGATTCTGTAGGTAAAGGTGCTCTCTTATTAGGAGAGGGTAGCATGTCAACCAAAGGTTGAGGCTTTCCCAACTTCTGATAAGATATCCTATTGGGTAACAAATCAAAACCTTTGTCAATAGCTGAGTTTGCGAACTCAATATTGACAAGCGAGCAAGGTTCGGCAGTTACACCAGAAAGAAACTTCTCCTTTTGCTTAGGGGTAACCCCATCTGCATAAAAGAGAGTATAAATCTGGAGCAATTGGATACCTCTTGAGAAGTTTTTGTCACTAAGTGACATCCACTTTTCAAGTTGACCGAAATGACCACGCAAAAACTTTG